TGCCAAAAGAGTTGAATCAAAAGAGGCTTGGGAAGCAAAGTTAAAAGAGAATCCAGAGTGGGAAACTGATCCCTATGCTTCAACAAAAGAGTGGAAAAACGATCAAGCAAGAATTGATTATGGTTTAAAACAGGTAGCTCTTGAAAATTATGTCAATGATTTGAGGGTTCAGGCTAAGAGTAAGGGAGTGAGTCTTAAGGAAGATCCAGTAAGATCTATTGCAAATGCAATAAAAGAATCACCTACGTTTTTCAATGATTTATTTAAGTCAACAATGGCTTCGTTTGATGATAGTTTCTTTGGTAGACAGGGGATTAAAAATCTCTATGGTACGCCATCTCAAAAGAGAATATGGGTGAAAAATTTTGTAAAGTCTTTTTCTGATATTGCAATGGAATTGCGAAGAGCAAAAGTTAAGGGTGTTAGACCAATGGATATGATAAAGGCAGAGGTTTATTCAAGGCCGAATGCGGTTAATGGGAAATATAAGGCTGGTGATTATAGATTAGATGTTTTACATGAAGAGGCAATTCCCACATCTTTACCTGAAAAAATACCAGCACTAGGGAGGATTTTTACTGCTTCTGAAACAGCATTTGGTGGCGGTGCGTTAAGGATGAGAGCAGATTTGGCAGATATGCTTATTTCTCAGATGGATACTCAAGGTATTAATACTCTTGATCCAAAAAATGCAAAACCAGCGGGTAATTTTGTTGGTTCTTTAACTGGAAGAGGAACTATTAAAGCAACTGGGAAACAAATTGAGGCATTGAATCTTTTATTGTGGTCTGCAAGGTTTTTTAAATCAAATGTTGAAACTGTATTTGCTCCAGCTAAGTTTGCTGCAACAAAACTTGGATTAAAAACAGTAGAGAGTGAAGGGGCTGCTTTCATAGAGAAAAAAGCAGCTCAAAATATGGTTAGTATTGCCGGTCACGTTGCGGGCTTAATGATGATGGCTGGCTTTTTAGATCCTGAATCAGTTGAAGAAGATCCTAGAGGTACAAATTTTGGTAGAATTAAAATATTTGGACATTGGACAGATATAACAGGTGGAATGAGGACTATTGCAATAATGGCAGCAAGGCTTGTGCCGATAACGCGCGATGGCGAGCGAGGTGTTTGGAAAAAATCTAGTACTGGTAAATGGACAAATTTAACTGCGGGTGAATTTGGCAAAGATGATGCGGTAGACGTATTTATGAATACTCTTTTATTAAACAGACTTGCTCCGGTAGCTTCAATTATTAGAGATTATTATAGAGGTGAAATGTTCGGTGGCGAGCCATTTGATATTAAAAAGTCAATTATTAATTCATTGACTCCTCTTTCGATTCAAAATGTGAATGATGTTAAGGACGAGAAATTCGAATCTGTTTTGGCAGTTGGTATTTCTGAACTTTTTGGATTAGGAGTTTCTACTTATAAATATCAAAGTAGTTGGCAAAAAAGTACAAGCAAGGAAATGAAGAGTTTCAAAAAACAAGTTGGTGAAGATGTTTTCAAAGATGCAAATGATTCTTATAATTTGGCTTATAATGCCTGGTTAGACAGTGTAAAAGAAGATTCAAAATATAAGGAATTATCTGAAGATGGTAAAAAGAAATTGGAAACTGATGCTCGATCTGCAATTAAAGATAAAATATTAAAAGAATATGGTTATGTTGAAGAGGTAAAAAAACCAGAAACATTTGAAGAACTTAAGGAAAAAGAGAAAATTAAAAGTTTGAAACCAAAGTAGATTATTTTTATTATGTTACAATAAATTATGTCACGTTCATTAGGAGATAATAAATACAAAGAAGAATATATCGAAGAGGTTGATAAATACCTCAAGAAAAATAAAGATAGGAATGTAAGATTTCTTAAACAAGAAAATGAGGAAAAGGGTTATTTGATGTATGATAATAGGTTGAAAGTTAAATTGCCTACTATTGTTGGTTTTGCAATATATTTGGGTGTTTCTGAAAAAACTTTATATAATTGGGCTAATGCTAATTCAGAATTTAAAGCTGCTCTTAGTAAAATTAAGAATGAACAAAAACAAAGATTGATTAACAGTGGATTGTCTGGAACTTATAATTCAACAATTGCTAAGCTTATTCTTTCTTCTAATCATGGAATGAAAGAGAGGGTTGATAATACTACTGATGATAAGCCAATAAATAATTTTAATGATGAACAAATCAACAAAATTGCAGACCGTATCGCAGGAAGAGAAGGCGATGATGGTAGTATCTCAAGCTCAAAAAAGCCTGATTGATTTTTCTATTGCCACTGATTCAAATTATCAAGATACTTGGTTTCATGAAACAATGGCGATTATTTTTCAATCTGTGCTTCAAAAGATTGAAAATGGTGAAGATGCTAGAGTAATTCTCACAGTTCCCCCTAGACATGGAAAATCTGAACTTGCCACTATGAAATTTCCAGCATGGATGCTTGGTAAACACCCAGAATGGCCTATTATGGTTGCTTCTTATTCTGGTGATTTAGCTGTTGATTTTGGACAAGGCACTAGAGAAATTATGCAGTCTCCATCTTACCAAGAAGTATTTAAAACAAGGCTTAGACCAGATTCTCAAGCAAAAGGAAAATGGATGACAAAAGAAGGTGGTGGCTATATGGCAGCTGGTGCTGGTGGTGCAATTACTGGCAAGGGTTTTAAAATTGGAATTGTTGATGATATTTTTAAAAATAGAGAAGAGGCTGAATCAGAAACGATTAGGGAATCTAGGTGGGATTGGTATAGATCAACTTTTTACACCAGACAAGAAGGAAATACCGCTATTGTTGTTATTGGAACTCGTTGGCATACTGATGATATTATTGGTCGTTTAATTGAAAAACAAAAGGAAGATGAGACTAATAATGAAGAAGAATATGATAAATGGACATTAATTGAATTTCCAGCAATTGCCATAAAAGATGAGGATTTTAGAGAAAAAGGTGAGGCTCTATGGCCTGCAAAATTTTCAATTGAAAAGTTAAGAAAAAATAGAACTACTCTTGGTCCATACGAATTTGCAGCATTGTATCAATGTAATCCAATTACTTCAGAAAATCAAGAATTTAAAGAAGAATGGTTTAAAAAGAGGTCTTGGGATGAGGTTGAGGCATTGGATACCAGAAAATTTGCCACAATAGATCCGGGTGGTAAAGGTATTGAAAATGATAGAACTGGAATAATCAGGAATTATGTGGACAGACAAAATAAATGGAACCTTAAAGCAATGGGAGTACATTTTGATTCTAAAGAATTATTGGAGTATATTTTTAAGTTGCACGATGAAGGTTTTGAAAAAATAGGAATTGAGGAAACAGTTTATTTAAAGGCAGTTGAGCCTTTTTATAAAGATGCTTGCATAAAGCGTAATAAATTCCCAAATATTGTGCCTATAAAACAGCCAACTACACAAAAAGAGGTTAGAATTAGAGGTCTTATACCAAGATATTCAAGTGGTGGTGTTTACCATATTGAAGAAGCGTGTAAAGATTTAGAAGATGAGTTACTAGTGTTTCCCAAAGGTGCGAATGATGATGTACCTGATGCTTTGGCTATGCAAAATGAAATTGTAGAAGCTCCGATGGATGAACATAGACAGGCACTTATGAGAGCTCGGCGAGATCAAAGAGCAAAAGAGGTTGCTAGAAGTCATGGACTTTAAGAATGTGTTATAGTAATTAAGCTATGAATAAAGAATTAATTAAAATACTTAAAGATAATCCTCACTTTGTAGAGTTTCAAGAAATTATTATTTCTCAAATAGATGAGTTAAATTTTATTGCTGATTTGAGAAGTAAAACTAATCAAGATGCTGGCGAGACTGTAAGGGCGCGCGCAATGGCTATTGAGATTTTGCACAATATATTGAAACCATTTATTGATTTTAATGAGAAACGCAAGCCAACAGCAAAAGAAATAATTGCAGCAAAATCAAAAGTAGGTTTATAATATTTTTATGGGTAACGAACATACTAAGTTGCAAATAAGAACCTGGTTAGAAAATGCAATTAAAAAGGCACAAAATTCAGATCCTAGAGAAAAATTAAAGAGATTTCGTAGGGAAAAAATGAAAAAAGTTGAAAAGAATTATGGATTTTGAGATTAGTAAAATAAAGAAAACTTGACAAATTAATTTACATAGAATTATAATAAGACAATGGAATACAAAAAACTTCAAGAAAAAGCAAAATTAATGGGGATAAAGTATGTTGGTGTTTCTAGAAAGAAATTGGAAAAATTAATTAATGATGTAAAGTCTGAAACTCTTGTTGAATCTCCTAAAATTGAAACTCCTGTCGAATCTCCCAAAGTAGAAGTAAGTGAAAAGGTAAATGTTGCAATTATTCGTAATGGTAAAAATGAAGTTCGAAGGTATACTATTGATATTCATGGTAATAATTTTGCTGAATTAGCAAAGCAATTTGCTAATAAAACTAAAGAACGAAATTATAAGGTTGAGTTAATTAAAGTTAAACCAGGTATTACTTGTCCCGATTGTGGGAATATAATTTATACCTGATTTGATTTTATAATTTGTATTATAAAAAAAATATTAGCCCTATGGGCGAAAAAAAATTGAGGTCCTATGGACAATGAACAAGATAAAAATCCTAATACTGAGGTTGAAGAAATCTCTGAAGAAGAGAAAAGCTCTGAAACTGAGGCATTAGCAGAAGTCAAAGAGGAAGAATTAAAAAGTAAACTGGCTGAAGACTACGGGGTTAATCCTGAAGATGAGCCTGATCTTTTTAAAAAAATCTTCGAAAAGGAGCAGTCCCATCGAGAAAAATTATCTGGAGCTATTAAGCAAAAGATAAGCTGGAGGGATAAAGCTTCTAAGACTACTAAAAAACCTGAGGCTAAGCCAAAGGAAGGGGAATCCCCAGAAGGAGAACCAGTTGTATTGTCGGAAGAATCAATTGATAAAAAGTTAGACGAACGAGAGGCAAAAAGAGATTTAGAAAATCTTAATTTACCTGAAGACGTTGAAACTGAAATTAAGGATCTTGCGAAAATCAAAGGTATCTCCGTAAGAGAGGCTGCGAAACTTCCATATATCACATCAAGGATAGAAGAAGTTAAAACGGAAGAGCGGATTAAATCTGCTACTCCTAAACGCAAAAGTCGGGGAAATTATGCAAATGTTGCAGATCCTTCGAAGCCACTTGACCCAGAAGATTTTGCTCTTGGTACTGAAGAAGGACAAAAAGCCTGGGCTGAAGCAAAAACTGCGAGGCGCGAATTCGAAAAACAACAATAATTATTTCTCTATAAATCTTCACTCTCTCTTTTCAAATTAATTAGCTATTTACGATAATAAATAGACACAATTTTTAATTGTGTAAAATATACATATATAAAGGAGGTGAATAATTTATTATGGATGATGTAAGAAAAGAATTTTGGGGTGATTTGCAAGTAGACCTGTTCGTTGCGAACAGTGCTGTTTATTTAGCAAACACATCCTTAGAAGATTTAATTCGCACAGACGGAAGAAAAGCTCACAAACCAATTTTGTCACACCCTCAAATCGGAACTTATACACCTCACAGTGATATAGATTTTGAAACGAAGACTTCGACAAAACAAACTTTGGAAGTTGATACTTTCGAGTATGCTGCAGAAGATATTGATATTACTGAAGAAAAACAGACTCCTTATAATTTACTTGAACACTCTTTGAAGTCAATCCGCAAGGGATTGAATA